CCCGCCNGCGTCCCCATCTCAACCGATGGGCACACAACCATGCAATCTACCGTCTTTATCCATCATTCAACCGTCATTGCCGGACCTCGCGGTCCGTCTCTCCCTCTCCCCTCAAGGGGGGAGGGCAAGCGATGTAGCGCGGCATTTGGTTCCGGAGTTGTTGCCAATAGGTTTCGGAGCATACGACTTTTAGCGAAATCCGGCTTTAGCTGCCGCTTATCTGATGATGATATAGGAGGCCGCTGGAAGCACCCTTAGAAGCATCTCAGGGCGTCATTGCCTTGATGTAGAAATAGGAGACCTTGCCGCCTTCACCGGCATAGGCCGCAACCTCTCGGAGCCCCGAAAGCCCCTCCCACCGCATCTGGTCGCCTGTGTCGACATCAGGGTCAACGGCACTTGGCAGCCCGAGCTGGGTTAGACTGGCGCGGGTCATCATCGCCTTGGACGGGTAGATCGTGAACCAGTCAGCGGCACCGGCGATAAAAACGACCTCCACAGCCCCTTCCAGATAGGCACAGCGCAGGCCGTATTTGCCTTGCTCGCAGCTAGCAGGTGCGCCTAGGGAAGCCCTCAGAGCCGCCGTCGTGCCCCCGGCCAGACTGGCGACGGGGATGGTCTTATCGGTCGTTGGCAACACGATACTGCCAGCCCAGGCGGTGAAGGGGCTCAGAGCCATAATGATGAGCGCGAGAGCATAACGGGTCATGGATGGGTTCCTATCCGGTTTCGGGCAGCCTAGCGGCCTTGACGTGGTTGGGAAAGCCCCGACCAGTCCAAGGTCGACAGGGCCGAGGGTCGCTTCTAGTGGCCACTAATTCCTGTGAACGTTGACAGGGCCGAAGCAACTAAACGCAAAACTCATCCGCCACCGCCTGTGATGATCAATTCGCCTGCTTGCTTGCCCTTACCTCCACCCACCGAATATCGCGTGTCAACCGCCTTGATCTTGAAGCCCTTGAAGACCTCGCGCGCACCTGGCGTGTCGTTGATCGACAGGATAAATCGCCCCTTGATGGTTCTGAGCTGTCCAGCCAGCAGCGCAAAATCGTCTCGACTGAAGAGCGTCTTGCCGTAATAACCCTCTGAGCCCCAATAGGGCGGGTCCAGGTAAAAGAGCGTGGCGGGCCGGTCATAGCGCACGATAAACTCGCTATAGGGCAGGCATTCGATCACGACACCGGCGAGCCGTTCATGCAACTCTTCTAAGCGCGGCACCAGCGTGTTGATATTGAAGCGGGCGGCCTGCCCCGTCGCCGTACCGAAGTTGCGGCCCGTTACCTTGCCACCATATGCGAGCCGCTGGAGATAGAGAAAGCGTGCGGCGCGCTCCAGATCAGTCAAGGTTTCAGGCGGTGTCGCGCAGAGGCGATCAAACGCCGCGCGGCTCGTGATCTGATATTTCAGTGTGTCGATGAATTGCGGAAAATGGCGCTGCAGGATGCGGAAGAAGTTGGCGACATCATGCGACGCATCATTGATGACTTCGGCCTTGGGGGCCAAACTGCGCCTCAGGAAAACCCCGCCCATCCCGCAAAAAACCTCCGCATAGGTCTCGTGAGGCATGGTCTCGATAAGCTTCACAATGCGGCTTGCAAGCAGACGTTTTCCGCCGACATACCCCGCCGCCGGAGCGACCGGATTGACCGCTTTGAAGGGGCTCTTTTTTCGCATGGACTCCATGTGTTCAACCGTGCATGAGTCCCGCGTCAGGCCGGACCTGACAGGCGGGAGTGAAAGCAAGACCTAGGCTTGCGGACATGCGCGGCTCAATCCGCGTGGCTCTGGGCGTTGGCGCGCCCATCCCCCGCCGATTCATCGACGGGGCTTAGATCAGTCAGGCGCAGCAGGCCAGTCGATTGTGAAGGGAAACCCCGGCTGGTCAGGCACATCAGCCAGCGCCTGCACATAGGCATCAAGCTCGGTGATGTCGTCGCTCGACGCGAGCCCCAGACGATTCTGGCGAGCGTAGCGTTCATACCGCCACTGGACGGCGGCGATACGCTGGTCGCGCGCCTCCTCCATGAGAGCGCGCAAAACATCCTGTGGCCAATGCCATTCTTCGCCGTTCCACTTCATGCGACCATCGGTGGGTGGTGCGCAATCAATCGCGCCATCAGGCCGCGATGGGGCGTCATAGGTGCCGATAAAATTGCCGTCAGCGTCGCAACAATAATGTATGTTCCAACACCAATGCTTTTCGACCCATCGCTGTTCGGACGCATTTTCCGGTGCGCTGGCAACCGCCGTCAGGCTGTCTGGTTGCGTCCCTTCTTCAAACTGCCCGGCATAGGCACCATCGGCATCAACATAATGATGCCAAGGATAGACCCAGCGACCGGCCTCGACGCTCCAAAGCTGATCGCTGCGCGCGGGCACACTGTCAACGCGCACCGCCCCATCAGGCTGCGTGGTTTCCTCGTAAATGCCCAGAATGTGGCCCTGCGCATCAACATAAAGATGCACCGGATAGACCCAGTGCGTGCCTCCCCAGCGTTGGTCAGGATGTGTTGGAGCTTCGTTTACCTCGATAGCACCGTTTGGTTCTCTCGTTTCCTCCAGCAAGCCAAGGTAATAGCCATCGGTATTGGCATAATGACGTGAAGGATAGACCCAGCGACCGGCCTCGACGCTCCAAAGCTGGTCGCCGCGCGCGGGCCGCGCAGGAACTTCCACAGCGTCGGCTGGCGCTGCTGCAAACTCACCGAGATAGCTGCCGTCCTCACCCGCAAAATGTTTTTTTGTATCAGACATTCTAAACCTCCGCACAAAGATAGGCCGACCATTCCGACGGCGTGAATGTACCGTTGCTCCCCGCGTCATTCAGGACCCGCAGCAGGGACGACAGCCTCCATTTCAATGTTGTTCCTGATGGTGCACTGACAACCAGACCGCTATTTGCGATGTCCTGAATATCATTATTGAAACAGACCTTTTCGCCAACAACCCAGCCGTTGTTGGCGATGATGCACACCAGTTCCAGCCAATACTTGCTCGGTGACACGCCCAGCGTGTGACTGACAGTGCCCGCCGAGTTTCCAACCAGTGTAAAAGGGGCGCTCCGAAACCGCCCCGCCGCGACATTGCTCGGTGTAATCCCGACATTTGACAGCGCAAGGGCCTTATACTCCGCGTCCGTCGCATTGCGCTGGATGCCGCGCTGAGTAGTGGATGCGACAAGCGCGCCCAACGCGCCGGGTGAGACATATTTAGTGGTGAGCGCCAGCGCCTGTGTTTCGGCATTGCTGGCGGCCGCCGCAATCAGGCCATCGACATACTGCTTGGTTGCGGCCTCGAGCGCGAGAGACGGATCGGCACCCAGCTCAAGGCGGCCGGAATTTTTGAACTTGAAGGCTTTGACCAAAGCATCCGCGGCGCTGAGAAATTGTAGCTCGATTGCCGACAACCCATCCGCCGCATCACCCAGCGTCTTGATCGAGGCGCGCGTACCCGCGCTTGAGCCCCGAAACAGCCGCAAATGATCTTTCAACGTCGCTGTGTTATCGCTGTGGCGCAATGCGAGCTGCACCCCCGCAAATACGATGGCCAACGCACCGGTCATGCTGTCGCCCGCCTTGGCGACCTTGTTGCCGCCGCCCGCCGCAACCTGTGCCGTGACATAGTCTATGATCTGCGTGCCGAGTTGATCCCATGACGCCGCCGGAACACCGCCAAGTGCCGTAATCGCATTGACGATTTCCATCATCGTTGCTTCAAAGGCGCGGGCATCCGGATAAGAGCCTTCTGTGCCCGCCGCCAAATTGGCATTCACATAAGGCGTATTCGGGATAGCGATACCGAGAGCTTCATAGCGCTGCATTGTCAGGCTCCTTCATAGGCAAATTCGAGATGAACATGGCTGTGGATGATGGCGTCGATCCGGCATTCGAGATCTTCGGCACGCGCAATATGAGCCATCGGGTCGCGGCCGAATTCCGAAACACCAAACTCGAAGCGCGTGACACGAGGCCCGGGCACCTTGATGCGCAATCGCGCGCGGATATCAGCGCTGCCACATTCTTGCCCGCCCTCCGACGCCGCCCCAAAGGCGGAGCGCCCAAACTCGAACGGCCGGAATTTCTGGAGGGTGATCTCATAACCCAAAGTCGCCGCGAGGCGTGTATATCGGGCAGGGCTGGCGCCGCCAATATCGGTCAGCCGCGCCTTGAGCGCCTGAAGCCGTTCGCGGCGGCTTTGAACGAGCGGATTGCAAGGGTCTGGCAATCCGGCGAATGTCTCCCAGTCTGGCAGCAGCTCAGCCGTTGTCGCCGGGTGTGATTCGGCGAGCAACTGTTCGGCGACCTCATGCACGCGCGAAAACTCATGCCCAAAAGCCAGTCCCAGACGACGCAGCAACGACGTTGCCGCGCGCGGCCAGGCCCGCCCGCGCGGCATGAGCTGAATCCATTGTGTGGCATATTGCTCTGAGCGATCTACCATCAAGCCCCCCAAGTCGGCACGCCCAGCACCGGCATGTGTCCCGCTGCTGAGATGATAGTGGCGACAGGCGCGTTGAGCGTATGGTGGTCTTCGTTGGCGGCAATCGAGATAGCTTCATCAAGTCGGCTCAGACGCAGCGTGCCGCCGGGTTTGGCGTCGCGGCGCAGGAAGTCCTTCAACTCAGCAATGACTGCGGCTCTGACGCTGGCTGTGTCAGGCGACAGCGTAATGTCCGGGTTGATCGGATCAGGGATCGGTGCAAAGGCAATGATATCGGCAGTGGCAGGCCCGCGCGTGGGGTCTTCCAGATAGGCCTGCAGATCAGCCACATCCTGCGGTGTTGGAATAATATCCTCGCGGTCGTCATAAACGAAAGCAACGCCCACTGTGCCCGCCCCCAGCCAGGCACGAAACACCCAGACGCGCGTCACACCCGGCATCTCCAGCGCCCAGCGTTCATAGTCATGATCCGCGCCGCCCTCAGGCGGGTTTTGCACGCGCTGCTCCAGCCGCGCGAGGAGGCTGTCCTGTTTTTCATCGTCAGCCCCGCCCGCGAGGCTGCCCGCCGCAACGGTCGCAACACCCAGCACCCCGGCGATGGGAGACACGAGGCTAAGGCTCGCACCACTCGCCGTGTTGCCATCTGCGGCCGCCACGCTGGCTGTCACTGCAATCGTTGCAACGCCGCCGATAATCTCGCCGTCGACATCTGTCGTGAACTCGGCCCCGTCACCGCGCTGGAGCAGTGTTCCGGCCGCAATCAAGCTGCCGTCCATGCCTGCAAAATCCACATAGCCATGTGCGCGTGATCGCGCCTTCCATTCCACACCCCAAAAGGAAGCCCACAGCTTCAGATAGTAGAAGTCGGCAGTGGACGGGATGATCTGCTTGGCAACCCATGCGATCATCCCGTAAAGCCCGTGCGCAATGCCCGCGCCAACTCTCGCAAGAGCGTGCAGAACCATGCGGCGCAATCGGCTGGAATTTTGTGGAAACGTCGCAGCGATATCAGCTTCGATGCGAGCGACAAGTTCGGTGAATGTGGGACGTGAGACTGACATCAAGAGACCTCCTGCAGCGAGGCTTGCCACTCAACATCGAAGCGCGTGCCGTCAACCTTGACCAGCGAAGCCCTCCAGCCCAACAGGCCGGGCTGGCCCCAGCGCGCCGTCACATCAACCGATTTGGCAAGGCCGTCCTCGATGAGCCAATTAAGGGCGACGCGGATCATATCCTGAGAAATCCGCCGCGTTTCCTCCGTCTGCTTAGCCCTTTCCAGCAGCCACAGCAGCGACCCGGTCCTGTCGCCCGCCGCCACAGGCGCGATGCTGTCCCACCAGACACCGCGTTTGTCCTCACCCTCGCGGCCAAAGCGCTTGAGATCATCCTCAGTGGCGCGAGCATCTGTCCAGACTGAAAAGATGATGGCCGTGCGCAACCCGTCATCCGTGACAAAATCATCGTCGAAGGCAATATCGGCGGCGCGACCGTCCTGAATGATCAAGGCAAGGTCAGTCATGCGACAGGGCCTCCCGAAATGCCAGGGCCGTTATCGACATTGTCATGCCGATGATCTGCCAGCGTGATCGTGCCAACCTGCATATTTTCATTGGAAGAGATGAGCTGATTGACATGCAGGTTCTGGTCGATCTGAACATCGCCGGTGAAAGTGGAACTTGCAGCATCAATCGTCACAAGCGGCGATTGGACCACAACTGCCAAAGGTGAAATGACTTCGACCTTGTCGCGACGCAGGTAAATCCGTTGCCCCCGATCATCAAAGAGGCAGACCTCGCCTTCAGCCAGGTCCCGAGGCCGCCATCGCGCGTCGACCGAGCCCAGCAAGACGCTTTGCCGCCTTGATCCGAATAGCGACCCGAGAATGCCTGAAGAGCCCCTGAGCGGGCGACTGGTAAATCCCCAATGCTGCGGATACTGAACTTCGCCCAGAACCTCGCCATCCAGCGCCTTGACCTGAACCGTCTGGATTTCCTTCGTGGCGTCGGTGAGTGTGATGACGCAGCGTGTGAGCATCAGCCGGACACTCCGTGCGAGTGGGCTCATCACTTTTCCGACAATCTGGCGCACGTCTGACTGGCGCATTATTGACCACCTTTCACCAGCTCGGAGCCGACATATTTGGGCGTGCCAATCAGGGCGTCATTGGAAGTGCCGCTATTTGTTTTCGTTTCTGTGACCGCCACAAGATCAAAGCTCTTTGGGTGGGCGAGCGACAATGTTGTCTCGCTGCCATCCTCACCACGGTGCAGCGCCGCCGTAGTAATCAGCATGTCCTGTGACACTCCAATCGTCGGGGCATGCACCGGGACAATCGTGTTAGGCCGCCACAACTGGCCTGCCCGGTTGCGCCAGCCTGCGACAGTGACTTCGGCGCGGCGGCTTCGCCCGGCCCGGACACTGGCTTCCCACGTTGCCCGATCTTCCAGTGTCAACCCGTCATTCTCATCCTCGGCGATGATGATGAAAGGGCGATAACGCTTGACTGTCGGATCGGTTGCTCTGGCACTAGGCCCTGAGGCCTGATCCGCTGTCATGCCGTCAAGCTGCGGCTGCTGGCCCTTGACGATGATCTCAGAATAGCGGTCGAGCATCGAAAAAAAGCCGCTGCACCGCTTGATGTTAAGGCCCTCTTCGAGCCCCGCATCGATGCGCGGTGCGTTGCTGCCAGACCGCATCAACACGAGCCCACCCCGGCCATCCGATATTGGCAGCAAGGCCCGCGCCTTGCACAGCCGGTCAATCGCCTCAAAGGCTGTTTCACCCTCTTGCAGCTTGAAGCTCGCAAATGACCGCCCGATATCCGCCTGTGTCGTGACCGCTATACCAAACGGCGCGCAAAGCGCCGTCACAATCTGCAATGCCGTTCGTCCGCGCCACTCCCCGGGATTATGGACGGCGGAACAATCGACCAGGTCGCCCGTCGCGTCGCGGCCGGTCGCCCTGATGTCATGCTGATCCGGGCTGAGCGAGGGCTCAAAATTATCGATAAACCCTGTGATGACTGTCTCACCGCCGAGCTTTACCGAACAGGCGTCGCCATCAAAAAAGCTGGTCGTGAAATCGTTGGTCCTATCTGTCAGCTTGAGATCGAAGCTGTTGGCGATGGTCTCAATCGAGAACGTCACGTTGACATCTTGCCAGCCGCTATAGTCGACGCCATCGACAGCCAGACTCACATCGTCATTTACATCAGGCATCGAGCAGCACCTCCAGCGCGATGCCGCCAGGCACGAAGCCCGGATGGCTGATGTTGTTGCGGCTCACGATTTCGTCGGCGCGCGACGCATCACCATAAAGAATGTGCGCGATCAGGAAGGCAGGCATGGTTTCTGGGGGCGTGTAGGTACCAATCCGCGATAGCTCGGCACCACGCGCCGTGATGTCATCAATCATCGCCGCGCGAACAAGGGCCAGCGCCCGGAAGGCGTCATCATCGCCAGCATCGCCTGCCGCAACGATCTCGCTGTCAAACAAGCCTGCAAGATCGTCTCTCGTGGCTGCCGCATCATCATAGCTTGTGAAGTCGATATCCGCCGCAGCGCGAGCCGCTGCAATGATCGCGGCCTGGCGCACAAGGGTCGTCAATGATGCCTGATTTTTAGCTTGTACCTGGCGCAAAGGCGTCGACGCGGAGACCGGCATCAGATCGCCGCCGAAAGCTGTCAATGACATGGTCGCGCGCAAGGGCGCGCGATAGGCCTTGGATATTGTGTCATCCGTGTCGTTGAGGAAGAGCAGCCCGCCAATTGAGCCGATCAGCTTCTGCGCCAGCGTTTCGGGCGCGCGGGCCAGCCTCTCGACGGAGCCTTCCAGTTCTTCTATCAGGCCGACAAAACCCGTCAGCTCGTGGCCCGCCGAAATGATTGAACTGGCAGCAGCATTGATGGCTGAAATCGCCATCCGCAGCACTTCCCCGGCCTCAACGGCGACGAAGTCAGCCGAGTGCAGCACATCAAAGGCGGCTGCAAACGATGCCCCGATGACACCCTCAGCGGCGGTTGCCTGTTTGGCGACCGAAAACCGCGTGTCGTTGTTTTGATCGGGATATTGATTTTCCTCGCTCTCGACAAAGGTGATGGAAAAGCTCGCCATGCCGCCATATCGGGTCGACTGGCTGATGTGCACCTCACCCAGCACACACAGCTTCAGTGTGCCCCAGTAAGGATGCACCAGATCGCCAAGACCAGGCTGCTGCAACGCCTCTTTGAGCTTGTCGCGCGCGGCCATGTAGTCGCTGCCTATGACGATGGCATTGACTTCATAAAGCGCGGCGTCACGTCCCAAGTCCTCCAGCCACGCCTTGTCGCGCCTGGCATATTTATGTAATGCGCTTTTGCGCCCAATCGTGTCGTCAGCCTGTTCAACGTGAAACTGAACGCCACGCCAAGATGCGGGCCGCAATTCATCCCGCCAGCTCATGAGGCACCTGCCGTCGTCAGGCCCGAATTGACACTGAGGTCCATGCGCGGGTTGTTGCTGCGCGCGGCTTTGACCACAGCTTGGCCATCGCTTGTCACATGGATATCGAGACGGCCGCCAACATCGACCTGATCCTTGCCGCCTGCACCCTTGGGGAAGATTGTACCCGCCCCGCTCGATGGCGGCGGGCCAGATGGCGGCACGCCTGGAGGACCACTCATAAACCCACCGACAGCGCCCGCCGCTTGAATGCCGATGCCCAGCGGCGTCCATTTGGCAATCGCCCAGAGCTTGTCGATGATCGGCTTGATATATGTCCAACCCGCGTCAAACGCGCTCTTGATGCCCTCCCAGACATCCGTGAAGAACGTCTGGATAGGCTGCCAGTATTCATAGATCAGCAGCGCGGCACCCGCGAGCAGCGCCAGCCCTGCCACGACCGCGCCAATCGGGTTTGCCGCCAGCACAAGATTGAAAGCCGCAACCACGCCATAGCCTGCGCGCAGAGCCGTTATAAAATTGCCGATAGCGGCGACAGCCGGACCAAAACTCCACAGCGCCATCTTGGCGACGAAACCGGACGAGGCGATGCCTGCAAGGGTGAGGGCAAGTGTCAGGCTGCCGATGGCCGCCAGCAAGGGGCCGCCAAGAATGGCGGCAGCGGCGAAAGCCATAAAGCGCCCCCAGCCGCCAAAGAGGTCAACCACGGGCCTGAGCCGGGTACCAATTTCTTCAAGGCGGCGCGGCAAGGTTTCCAGCAACCCTGGCATGTGGAGCTTCTTGCCCTTTGCGCCCAACAGGTCGTAACCGAAAATCAGCCGGTCCACACCATTGATGACGCGCAGAAACAAATGCGCCCATTGATCGGCGAGACGATCCAGCGCGCCGCTGTCGGCCATGGCATTGACGCGACCGAGAATATCACCCAGTCGATTTTTGAGCGCATCGAAAGGACCGCGCGACATGACGTTATTTGTGAAGCGCGTAACCTGGTCTTCAATATTTGACCACAGCCCATCCCAGGTCCGGGAGAGCTTGTCCATTGCTCCGGCATACTTCTCGTTGAAGATGGCCATGAGCACGGCCTGAATTTGCTCGCGACTGTTTTTGTCGGCGACGGCCGTCATCGTCTTGCCGTTTTGGGTATACTCATAGACGATCTGCCTGCCGGTCTGGCGCGCCTTGATGCCAAATTCTTTCAAGCGTTCATTCTCGCCGGTGACCGCGTCCGCAATCGCTTCCACCGCCTGGCTCAACTGCTTGCCCATGGCAGCGGACGTATCACCAAGTGATGTCAGGAGCCCCTTGGTCGGGTCCATGCCATAGGCGCGCAAGCGCACAAAGGCGTCCATAACCTCGTCCAGCTCGTAAGGCGTCTTGGCCGCGAAAGTCGACACCCAGTCCATGGCCTTTTTTGCACCAAGACTGGACCCCTCAAGCGTTTCAAGGATGGTCTGGAACCGCTCGAACTTTGCAGCCGTGTCCAGAAACATCCGTTTGAAAGCAAAGAGGCCCGCTCCGACGCCCGCCGTCATGATCGCAGTGGTCTGCAATACGCGGCGCTGAACATTTGACCACGCATCCCCCACGCCACGAATGCGCCGCGCGACATTTTCAAAACTGGCGCTCTCAGCCCATTGCCTGAAGGCCAGTCCGGCACGCTTCGCACGGCTGGCCGTCGCGTCCACAGCCGCGCTGACGCGACGCAATGCGGCGCTGGCGCGGTCTTCAGCATTGATGATGAGCTTAAGGTTCAGCATAAAGTCTCTTCGCTTGCGCGTGCCACATCTTGAGGTCTTGCGCCGTCAAGGCGTTGAGTTCCGAGGGCTGGAAATGGAAAGCAGCGGCTAGATCGCCGAAGATGTCTTCCCAGGTCGATGGAACTTCTCCGTAAAAACCTCGATCATTGCTTCCACCTCCGCAAAATCATCGGGGTCCATGGCATGAATGGCGCTTTCGTGCAGCCCTGTCAGCTTTGCAATCAGCCAGAACAGGCCATCCATGTTGTTTTTTTTCGTCGCCGAGTCTGTGATTTCTTTCATCGTCGGGCGACGAATCATCAGGCTGTCAATGTCTCGCTCAGAAGTACCGCCCCCTTCGATCTTGAAGCTGGCGACGATGGGAAAGGCGAGCGGCAGTTCATAAGGGCCGCTGCCCTGGATGCGCGCCTTGGCGCGCTCGATAATATCCATGTCGCGCAGGTCAGATTCATGGGCATCGTGATTTTCAGTCATTCTTAAACTCCTCAAGAGACAGGCGACGCCATCTGCGCCGCCTTAAAACGTCACCTCACGCATCTTCCTGCGCGGGCGGGCCGTTGAAGGTGAGCGGGATCGCGCCACCATCTTTGGCGGTCGCCTTGGGCGGGTTGAGCGAAAAGGCATTGGCGATGATGTAGCGCTGGCCTGTGTCGCAGGCGAAGCTGATCGTCACATCATCCCAATCGCGCATGGCGGCAAGGCGCGTGTCCTTATCCATGACGATTTCACAATCGACCTGGCTGGGCATCGGCTCTTCGCTGAAACCAACCGCACCACTGTCCAGGGTGATGGGGCTGCGCTTGGGGCCGCCAATGTCGATGGAGGCTCCCGGCTTTGACTGCAGCTCGATGCCATCAACCGTGATTGTTGCCCGCCCAAGAAATTTAGCCATGCTGGTGATCCTTAGAGAATGAACTGGATTTGGCCTGCGAAAATATCGAGGCTGTTGATGACATCGGCCGGAATGCGTGCATTGAGACGATTGCGATAGGTCTCGGAGCGCTGCACCAGCAGGGAGGCCTTGAACTTTTCGAGGTTCTCGATCAGACCGGCATCAGCCCAGCCGACAGAGCGTGCGATGATTGCGTCGCGCATGATGTCGGGCGTCACAACACCCTTGCCGCGTGTGCCATTATCGCCAAGTTTGGCGCGCGGAAAGAGCTGCGCCCGCATCGCCCGCAGGTCGTAGCGTAGATAGAAGAGGATGCGCAGCGTCTCGACGCGCAGATAGCTGTCATCCTCAATGCCGAGCGAATTTTTGCGATAATGGGTAATGGCGAGCCTGATCCGCAGATTGTTGTTCTCGTCAACATCCGTAACCGCGATGCCGTCATGCAGCAGCAGCTCGCGCGCATCATGATCGAACTGATCCTTGATCGTCGGTGACTTCAGTCCGGTCAGCGTCACCGTATTGAGCGGCATGGCCGGATCGATGCGGCACTGGAAGGCGCTGGCCGCGCCATAGGCAGCCGCGTGTTCCCACGGCGTATCAACCATCTTGTCGAGGCCGATGGTCGAAATGAACTGGGTATTGTTGGCGAGGCCATATGTCGCCAGATTGCCCTGGCTCGCGCGCTTGGCGGCGAAGGCCAGACCTTCCATCTGTTTGATGGGACCGGCGCGGCTTTCCAGTTCGCTCGCCAGCACGGCGCGGTTCGCCGCGTCGTTATAGGGCATGATGATGGTGTGAAACTGCTTTGACGCAATCGCGGCCAGCGCGGCGGTAATATCCGGGTTGCCGGTACCACCCGCCATGGGCGTCAGTGTCGCCGTCATGCCCGCTGGCAGCCCCTCACCATCATAATAATTGAAGCGCAGGTCGATATTATTGAACTCTTCGCCCTTGTGCCGCGCGGTGATTACAACGCGTGCGGGCACCAAGCCGTCAACAGCGGCCGTCACCTGCGCATCAAGGTCCGCATTGATGGCGGCGACGGCGGCCGTTGCCATCTGCGCGGCGGTCTGGCCTGCTGTGATGCCCCAGCGAATGCGCCGACCACCCACCATCAGCGATGCAGTGCCAGCTTCAGTTGGCGCGCCAGCAAAGAGACATGCACCGGACGCAAAAGCGCCGCCGACAAGATCAGAAACGGGCAAAGCCCAGCGTTCTGTCGACTTGTCGACCTTGCTGCCCGCCGCCCACATGGATGCCAGCATTGAACCGCGACCAAAGAGTGCCTTGGCTTGATCATCGCTTGCAAAAAGCTGAACCGCGACCTCGGGTGTTGCTGTCCCGCTGTCCCTCATCTGGCCGATATAGAGCACACGATGCGGCATGATCGAGATGCCGGGCTTGGCATTGCGATTATCAAATTCAATGTAGCTGCCGGGATCGCGCAGATCCGCCGGGACTTGCAGGAAGTCGATATCATCAGCCATTGGCATTGTCCTTTTTCACAGGCTTTGTTTTTTCGGCAGGGCGAACGCCATAGGTGCCATCGCCCGAATTGACGAGGCGGCGCCAGTAAATGCCGTCCTCAATCTCCTTGCCTTCAGCGGGTAAAATCTCGCGGGTCACCGGATCGCGCACGGTACAGCCGGAACTCGGGATGAACCATTTCTTCTCAGCCATAGTCAGGCCTCCTCATCATTGTTGAATGTCAGATGGTCTGTTGCGTCGGCACCGTCATCATCGGGCAGCGTATTGGCCGGTGCGACATTGCCGATGGGCGGCACGTCCCAATTGACATGGAAGGTTTGAAAATCATCAAGCCCGCTCACTGCCGTGTCGATGTCGCTGGCATCGCTATAGGTCGTCGTGAATTCAACTGCGAAGACAGACGTGCGCCGCGTCTCAATCACGCCGCTGAACAGCGAGCGTACCGGACCTAATGTCAGGCCGCCAATGTCGAGACCGAAATCCTGCCGTTTGAGTAGGCCCTGCACATCCGAAATCATCTGGTAGGTGCCAACGTCACCTGACGCACCATGCCGCGTCGCCGCTTCGTTGCGCATGTTCGTTGCCGCGACAATGACCGCGAAGGTTGCGAGCTGCTGATCATAGGCACCGGTCTCGCCCAGCGGCCTGCTGCCGAGATAAACCGCATAGGCGGCAGGAAACTGCACGAGCCGGTTCAGCTTGTCATCGTCGGCAAACTGGCCGCCATAGCTTTCCACGGTGCGCAGCCTGTAGCCCAGCACATCGGTGTCGCTTGCCGCCTTGAGGCGCGCGAGAATGGCATTCTCGATCAGGCCGATCATTGCAGGCCTCCCATGATATAGGCATCGACGATGTGACCGATTTCACGCTCATCATGCTCATTGACGCCGAGCATGGGCCGCGCCACGACATCGACATCATAGGCTTCGACATCATGGTCACTGGCAAAATTGCTTTTTGATCGTTTCACAAAACGATGGCTGAGATCGCCATCGGCATCGACCTTGCGATAGATCGTCTGGCGGCGCGCCGGATGCTTGATCTTGCCGCCGAACTGGTAAATACCGGCATAGATGACATTGGTGCCTTCCTCCACGCTGCGGTCGCTGGCCTGATAGCTGAAACTGCCGAACAGGCGCGCGCTGTCGATCAGCGTCTTGCCATGCTCGCGCAAGGCGCGGGCGGATGGCTGCCAGGGCGTGCCGTCCGGCGCGATCTGCTTCAGAAATCGATTTCGGGTCGAAAAATCGAGATAGCCGCCGATATCTTCCATCAGCGGACGCATATGTTCCATACGTCCGGCCAGTCGGTTGAGCTTGCCTTGCAGCGAGGATGCGCCGTCGAGCGTGATCGCCATGGAAATGCCGGTCATCAGAGCCCCCGCATCCGGTCGCGCGACATGACACGGTCGCCGATATCGGCATAGACCTGATCATCCCGGCTCTCAGGCTCGCGGCCCGCAATGTCGAGAACAGCCTCGCCTTTTGAGATCGCCTTCAGGCGCGCGATGGCGTCGTCATAGCGCCCGCGCACTTCTTCAGGTGCGCCGGTGTCATAGAGTTTGAAGCGCGCAATATCGCAGGCGAGATCGACAAGCAGCGCCGGGATAGAGGTGAGCGGCAGGTCGTAGCGCACGGCAATATAGGAGTTGATGATATTGTCAGCCTCACCAGCCGCCTGAGCCAGCCGCTCGACATCGATCTCGCCTGTAGGCACATCCGCGCGGTCGGTCAGTTGCACCAGCTCGCGCGCCGAGAACCTCAACTCCATATCGGCCTGGGATGCATAGCTCATGCGCGCACCCGTTTTTCGACATGGGCGACGATGTCGCCAACCGTTTTGAAACTGGCAACCATTTCGTCGTCGATGTAGAGGCTGAACGTCTCTTCCAGGATCATGACCACTTCGAGCAGGTCGAGGCTGTCGCAGCCGAGATCAACATGCAGCGATGTGTCAGGCGTCATCTCCTCCGGCGCGACGGGGCAGTCGGTGACGCTTTCAGCGATGAGCTCGCGGATACGAAGAGAAAGCGCGGACATGCATCAGACCTCTTTGTGAATTGCCGACCGGGTTTTCAGACCCCGGTCGGCGCACGGCTATAGCTGCCGTGAGGTTATTTCTTGCCGTTCGCCTTGCCGGGCGGCGGTTGCTTCTTGCCGATATCGGTGCTGGTGCCGGCATCAGTATCGGGTTCGTTTTCGGGCTCGGGCGGGGGCGTGGGCTCGCCCGTCGCCTGCGCGTCATCCTTGACGATGCCGGGACCAGGGCCGGACGATGTGGCCATGGCATGCAGCTGTTCACTCACAGCGTCATTGAGCGCAGGCTGGAGATGTTCGGCGCGCGCGGCATCCGAAAGCAGGTTCCAGTCGGCCAATGACAGCTTGCTCTGATGCAGGGTGAGAGCAACGAGGTCCGCGAGCTTGATCGACTTTTCACCACCCAGCGGGATTTGCAGCAGGCCGCTGGCAAGCGCGATAATTGGTGCGTCTGCTTTGCCGCTGATGATCGGAGTCATCTCGTCGGCATCCACCTGCTCGACGGTCAGCATCGGCTCATTGCGAAGGGCCTCAAGCTGCGCGTCGCTGAAAAAATCGAGCGGATAGCTGGTCGGCTCGGCGGGATGCGCAATCCCGGCCCGGCGAAAGCCGGGCCTTGCGCTGGTGATGCGGAGAACCTTCACCATGATCAGGCCAGCCACGGCACGACGAGCAGCTCAGCGGTGCCCGCATAAACATTGTCGGCACCAGCGGCATTGCGCTGGGCTTTCAGCACCTCAAGCCCCGCCTTTTCGAGCGAGGGCGGCACGACGAGAAGATTCGGCATGACGCCAAGGGGTCGACCATTGTCGCCCTTCAGGCTGCCCATCTGGGCGCGTCCTGTTGCATAGGCCGCAACATCGAGCGGCTGCTTGGAACCATAGGCGAGTTGCGGCAGGCCAAAACCGGCATTCGAGCGACCGTCGACCCCAAACAGGAATTGGTCGGTCATGAAGACCTTGTCGTCGTTCAGGTCGGTCATCGCGCGGAAGCTGTAGTCGCGGCGCTTCTGCCGGATAAGCGGTTTCACCGCGCGTGTTGTGTCGAGCAGGAACCAGGGTGTCCCGGCACCGCCACCATGATTGGACCAGGTGCCCGCCGAGCCATCGGCATTGACGACCGGGTGATCGGTATCGAAGAAATACTGGCCATCATAGCAGAGCGACGTGAAGCCGTTTTTGCACAGACCGAAAACCAGCTCGTCCGGATGCACGGCTGAAAGACGCCCCATCTCGCCGAACAGCGGGTTGAAAATCCCGTACGTGTCATCTTCAATATTGTCGCGCAAGACGCCCAGCGTGCTTTCGAACTTCTTGTTTTTGATGGTGTAGTCATACTGCTTCAGGTTCTGGATGACGCGGTCGCCAATCCATTCGCGGAAGCCGGGGATCTGGCCGAGCCAGGCATAGACTTCCTGCGAGGTCGTCGACGGCACATCCATGGCAACCCGGTTCCACACCGGCTTTACGCCTTCGAAGGCACCGTTGAAGATGGTTTTGTAGCCCGTATAGAGGGCTGTGAGATTGGCGCGATTAACGAGCATGTGATGCTTTCTCCGGTTAGCGGATTTCGACCCAGACACCAGCAGCATCGAGATCGATGATCTTGCCAGCGGCGGAGCGGGTATTGCCACCATGGGTGGCAGCGACGGTTTCATCGTCCTCGACATAGGCCGTGCCGCCGATATGGCTGCGCGCAATGGCGTCGGTGGCGGAATTCTTGAAGCGGAACAGCCCGCGCTTGCAGGTGACCGTCAGATCGCCATTGGCACCGGCTGTGTTGTCGGCTTGCGACTCGGCGCGCCCGACAGCTTTCAGGGTCGTCGCCGTTGCGCCAGGCACAGCCCAGCCATTGGCGTCCAGGCACACAAGCGCGCCTGCATAAATCTTGCTGGCGGCCTTCACGGGATGCCCCACCGAAGAGCCCTCGCGGGCGGCTGTATCGCGATCTGCTGTCAATGGCATTTATGCCTCCTTGTCCTTGTTCTTTTTGAAATCTTCGGCACTGATGCCCATGGCCGTGCAGACCGCGCGCTCGTCAGCCGTGAGGCCATCGGCCCCTGCGCCGTGCTGTGCCAGCGGTTCTGTCGTGCCCGGCTTCAGCACCACGGGCGCGCCTGCGACATAGGCGGCAAATTCCTGCGGGTCCTTGGCATGCAGCGACAGACCCCAGTCGCGCAGGGCAGGCACGAGCTTGCCTGCCTGGATGGCGGCATCGACATCGGCGACGGCCTTGCCGCTGTTGACAGCCTTCTTGAGATCGTTGAGTTGCGTCTGCAACGCGGCCACTTCGGCGGCGGGCACATATTTGGCCGGGTCGACAGCACCCGTCGAAAGGCTGTTGATCGCTGTGACGAGCTGCTCAGGCTTGTCTTCAGGTTTCAGGCCAGCGGCCTGGGCAGCCTCATCATAGCCTTTGATCTTGCCGCCAATCATGTCGGCGGCAACCGCAATCGTTTCCACTTTGTCGTCGAGCTTGACAGCGGCAGCGCTGGCCAGCGCAACGAAGCTTGCCGAATGCAGCTGCACACGTGCCGCATGCGCCAGCACCTCGGCCTCGCTGGCTGTCTCCGGCAGGCCCAGCGCCTTGCGGAGTTTCGCAATAAAATCCATGTCGTCCTCGTGGGGTTGCGCCGATGCGACGGCTTTCAGTTCGAGATTGGGGTTGTTGGTCAGGCCGGCGCGCAGCAACAGCGCCACCTCGCCTGATTTTGTGTGGGTGAAGACGGGCGAGATGTAGCGGTACTCTTTTGCCTTGAGCTTCGTGGCACCGGCCTCAGTCCATTCGACCCTGGCCCAGATGCCGTCAGGACGGGCCTGCAGCTCTTTGATCCAGCCCGCCGCCGGAGCCGTGCCGCCAACACCTGGGACAGCGGCGAAATCGCTCTGATGGTCATAATCAATCGGCAGCTCTGCTCCGGCGGCAAGGGCCAGCGTGGCCGCAATGACCTTCTGCGCTGCGCTCTGATCATCCAGCCTGTAAGGCCCGCGCCCGTCACGACCGCTGAAGCTGCCGAGCGGCAGGAGCTGGATCCAGTCCGGCGCAGCGCCGGGCAGGATCATGGCATGCGTCGCGCGCAGGGAGGCAGCCGCCCCCGCATGGGTGGCAATCAGATCATGAGCATGATGAAACTCCTGCAAGGGCGGTCCTCAACCACAAGAGCCCCTTCAAACGGGGCGTGTTCCTGGGGAGGATGATGGCCGAGAAGGGCCGGGCCGGATAAGGCTGAAGGGGTTCAGGATCGGGCTGAAAGGGGGTCCGGGGCGAAGCCGGGCAAAACCGCCCCGAAATTTCGCCCGTGGCGCGCGGCGGCCTCAAAACGGCCTTGCACCCGTCGTGACCGGGCGAGGGCCTCAGTCGGCCTCTTAAAGCCTCTTACGGCCAGGATGCGGCCACAGTCGGGGGTGCATTGTCAATGAGGGGCGCGGATGTGACAAGTCGAGCCGGTTTCAGGCCGAATTTTGGTCTTCACCTCTCGGGTCTTTGGGGATAGTCTGGCGGCCTGAGGTGCTCGCCGGTCCCCGCCGCTTCACAGACCCTCAGACGGCCCGCTCGGGAGAGGCGGGCTTTTTCATTTGGCGGACGTTACAACCCGGCGATAGGCCAGCGTGCCCTGACGCTGGTTCATCAGGTAATTGGTGCGCTCCGGGTTGAACCCGGTGACCCCGACCCAGCCATCCTTGGCGACATCAAACAGCATGAAGACCGGCACCTCGCGGCCCTCGATGACAAACCGCGCCAGATAGCGCCGGAAGAGCGTGTAGTCGCCCGAGCGCGGGCTCTTCTCCCAGGTCCACCAGATTTCATCCGGGTCTTTGATCGTGTCCGCCATCAGCAGCAGCGCCTCTTCGCGCCCCCGCTTCGAGACCTTGAGACGCCCGTCCGGGCGCTCGAATAAAGCGCGGCTGATGATAAGCGGCTCGCCAATTGCATCCGTGAAGAGCTTTGCGGTGGCGGGAGTCGCACCAAACTCGTCCAGGAACCGTGCGACATATTCATCGTCTGAAAGGTCGGTCGGCAGCAAGCGGCTGGCCGGAGCCTGGCGCGGCTGTGGCATGGGCAGATCCGCAGGCGGGTTGAGAGCCGGTGTCCCGATCGGCCCGTCAAGCGGCGGTGGCGTCACGCCCTTCATGTGGGCCTTGCCGACATTATAGGCGAAGCCGGGGTCGATGCCTTCGGGCACCCGCGTGATTTCGCCGGTCCGGTTATTGCGAAACTCGGACGTCTTGCTCAGGAAGTCTTCGATATCGGCATCGGTCGAAACAGCCAGACCCATATTGTCAAGGTCGCGCTGCGAGAGCTGCAAGACAGTGCAGCGGCACTTCCATCCATTCGGCGGATAATGCGTGTCCCAGAACGGATGGTCGACCGGCAGGATAATGACATTCCAGGCGCGGTGCTGTGGCCGCGTCCTGTCGTCCAGGATCGCCACATACATGAGGTAAGGCCGCGTTGCCTTCGTCCTCTGGATGCGTTCCCAGTGACCCGCCGCATAGCTCATGCGCATATTGGTGTCGAAGATGATGCCAAGGCGACGCGGCGACCCGAGCTGTACATTGCGCGCTTCGCCGGTTAGTGGGTCCGCAACAAGCGCGCGGCCCCACCAGCCTTTTTCCTGCAAGATGGGTGTCAACCGCTTTTTGAAATCATCAAGGGTCGTGCCATCACGAATGGCCGCGTCCATCGCCAGGCGAATGTCCTGCAAGATGTCGTAGCGCATGACCTTGGCGACAGTGAAGGCGCGCGCATGTTCTTCCTGCCAGGTGTCCTGCCACGAATAGCCGAGCTTGTAGCCCTTGCCCTCAAAATGCTTGATGGCTTCGGCAGGCGGCAGGTTCTTGAGTTGTACAGGCATCAGTTGTTGCCGATCTGGACAGAAGCGAGGATCTCGTCTGGCGCGTCAACCAGCACCCGGCACAGCCAGTCGCCGGTTTCGACCATCGGCGTTGTCATCACCGTTTCGCCAGTTTCCGGGTCAGTACTCTCCACCGGGGTGCCCGGCACCATCTCAGGCCACGGCATGACCACGCGGGAGGCGCATAGCACCGTCTCG